TTACCCAAGAACACATAGTAGTGATCTGCATTAGGAATAGGAATAATTTCATTCTCTGATTCATCAGTAACATCTATTTGACTAAATGCGAGTGTTACTGCTGTACCAGAGTTAGGTGTTAATGTTGCTGTGGTCCCCATATTTCACCTACGTATATGATGTTGAATTTCCTTTCTGTGTTTTCTTAAGCATTGTATTAGGATCGTCATAGTTACCATTGAAGTTGTAATTATTAACCACAGATTTTTGTGACGATGCATACTCACCAGAATGTGTGGTGGCCGCTGCACGTTTATCCATACCTATGAATCCACCAATGAAATTAAGGAAGGGAAGTAATATATTATATAAATCCCAAAAGGTATCAGTTAAACCATTAACGATTGAACCAACAATATCTCCTGTTGCTGCAAAGTTCTCCCATACATTGATAAGGAAGTCTATAGCAATTAATACAAGTACAATTGCACCAACAATTAAACCAAAGGCTGCCACTACAGTTACACCCCATGATGCGGCGATTGCTGCCACACTTGCAATAATAGATGTTATACCCTGTAATACAAAACCAAGTAAGGATAATCCAGCAAGTAAATATTGTGCACTCATAATAAGGCCAATGATTACAGGCAGTAATCCTGTGTCACCAAGTATACTAATTAAATCTGCAATAATTGGAATTACAGGAAGTACAGAGACAACAAATTGCGTGAATGCAATTATAATATCTCCAAGTGCTTTTGCAACTTTACCATCTGCTAATGCTTTACCAAGTTCAATGAACATTATTTGAATTGCTGTCATTACTTCAGGAGTAAGTGCAGTAGCCGCGAGAGCAGCCATTGCTGTTTGAACCATGCCAAGAATACCAGTTATATTCTTCCAGCCTTGAACTAAATCTCCACCACCAATACCCATCGCTCCAGCAACGTCTACACCACCAAAGGCTTTACCCATTGCTTGTGATTTAAATGTGCCACCAAGATTTTGCAGTCCAGAGAATAAACCAGTGATTGCATTTTGAATTCCCATGAATGAGAAGAATACACCAAGAGATGCCATCTGTAATTTAAATAAACCCATATTGAGTTTCTTTAATGTCCGTCCTGTTTGAGTTGCTTGAAAATCAAATGGTGTTCTACGTTTTTCTGCAACTGTAACACCGGGTTTAAATCTTTTATCTCCATATCCAAGAGATTGTATTCCTATGTTTTTAAATTCATTTCCAGTTATAGGTGTTTTTGGCACTACAGGTTTGTTTGTAGATGCAAGCATCTTATTTATTCTCATACTCTGTTTTGCTATTTGTTCAGACTGTGGAAATAAATTATTAACATCTAATGCATTTGCTAATCCTTCAGGCATACCTTTAGTCACATCTGGTGAATAAGGTTTAGTAACTGGTAATGTTGGTAATGGTGTTACAGGTTTTGATTTTGGTGTGAATTTAGAAAACTTACTAATATCTCCCCAATTTTGGGGAAGAGTTATAGGAGCAAAAGATTTTGTTACTTCCTCTTTTGTTACACCCTTGGCAAGTGAAGATTTTATTCCTTGTGTAGTTCTCGCTGTCTTTTTTTGCACAGCGCGTTGTGCTTTTTTAAGTGCTAATGCTTGTGTATCTGGTGTAGATAGAAATGGCACAGAAGGAATTAATGGATGTGCTACCGCTTTACCACTTCCATATATATTCTCTGGTCCTGTGACTTTGGCTGCGGCTTTAGTAACAACCTGCGCAGGTGTTTTACCTTTTCTACCAGCAATAAATTTACCAGTAACAGTAGAAATATTTTTAGGATATGAAGATTGTAATGCACGATTTGCATTGGTGAGATCGGCCACTGCTTTTTTTGCCTTCATAACTTCAAATGTATATCTGGTAATACCCTTTGATGGTAATTCTTTTGTACCAGCAAGTTTATTAATACCACCATATATAGAATTAATTTTCTTTTGAAGTTTATCAAGACTTACTTGACCAGTTTTCGTATCAACATTAATAATAAAAGTATCTTCAGTCGCCATACATCACCTCTTTTTCGATGCCTGTTCAATTCTTTTTGATTCTTCTTTTTTAGTTAATCCAACTATTCTATAATCAAAAAGTAATCTTTCAATCCATTCTTCTTTATCATCCCATTCAAAAAAGGATGATGGGCGAGTACCAGTTATTTCTGAAAGTGCACCAAGCGTGATACAAAACTCAGGACTTAATGACTTGAAAGTAATCTTCGCTTACCTCTATTAGCGACATTAAAGCAGAAAACACTGCGAACTGATCTTCACCAGTCATATCTTCAGACTTAAAATCGGCCTGTGGTTCTGTCTGACCTTCAGGAATAAACGAGGTAAAAATTTTGGGAAGAACTTTTTCTGCCCATTCAATATATCCTTCACCTAATGCTTCTTTCTGTGCTGGACTCATTATACCATCTTCACTGCCACCACTAATATATTTAGTGATGATACCAAAATGAATTGCACCAATACGTCCAAGAGGTTTCTTTACACGAAACATACCAGACTTTGTTTTAATATCAATATAAATAGACATATAATTAACCTACCACTAATGAGAATCCTGTTCCATAACCATTGAAATCAACAGTCTTTTCAATTTCACCAACACCAGTTGACGATACTGTAGATGATACATAATTAATCGGTATAGTAAATGTTGCTCCTGCGGCACCTGCCGGGGTTAAACAAGTAATAACTAATGAACCAGTACCAAGATCATTGGTCACAGGCATTGCTGCGCCCGCTGTCGTACCATAAATTGCACGTTGAAGTTCTAATAATTCTGCTTCTGTGAATGTTAATGTACCACTAACATCTGTCACACCAGTACGAACAAGTCTATATAATTTAAAAGAACCAAGAACAAACTGATCTTCATCAAGAGCACGATCAATTGTAAGTGTACAAGACTTCACCGAAATTGCCGCGCCACCCATTGTAAGAGTTGCTCTCCAAAATACAAGAGGTGCTTCAGAACCATAAGTTAATGCTGTATCATATGCGCCATCAACCATATCTGCTGCAAGCCATTCATACTTTGCTTTAACAAATTCCTTGGCTTCAAATGTAAATTCTGCTGACTTAACACCAACACCATAGAATAAATGTTCGTCCGTCACTGCACCTGACTTTTCACCAATAGCAAAACATGCAGCCGTTGGCTCCTCAATATCATAAGTCTTTGTGGCTATAAGTCCAAGACATGATGCGAGAAGAGGTGCCTGCTCAACAGGACGAAAGTTGGTTTCAATAGAACCACTAACTTTAAAAGCCCCACCATGAATAGTATTATGCAAATAACTATCAGTAGTTTCCTCTTTCATTGCACCACGATCAGGAGTAAAAGATACACTATTGATCTTAATCGGTTCAGTTGTGACTGAAGGGGCGCCCCCGCCACTACCATATGCTCCTGTTTCTGCTGTTACTTTAAGATATGAAATACCCATAATAATCACTCCTACATTGTTACTACATCTTTATAACTAAATTTCATATGAATTAAATATAATGTTCCATCTTGTTTTACAATCTCTGGCGTTATAGATTGGAAATCACGCATTGTTGTAACGGAACCTTGTTCTATTGCTGCAATAATTTGTGGTATCTTTTCCACAATCTCAACAATAGATTCACTTATAAAACTTATATTATATGTGGTTGTCATAAAATACGATTCGTTTGTTTCAGTTTCTATATCAACTTTATCGAGTGTTATAACAAACTCTTTAAGTTCAATCTTCTCATGAGGAGTAAGACTAACTTTATACCCAATACCACGAAGCGCAGTCACTACATTATCTAATACTGTTGTCATTTCTTACTCCCCATTTTCTTCTTCATGCCTTCATTAATTCCTTTACGAATTTCTGCGGTGGCAAACTTTTTAAACTGCGCCCAATAATTTCGCATTATGGATGGAGATGTTCCCGGATGGCGACCTGTTTGCACACGAGCGTCCCACCGTGGATAATATTTGCCAAAGGAACCATCAGAACCATGAAACAATATAGATGTTAAATTATTAACAGCCCCACCAGAAGATAGTGTGTTTTTACTATATCTTACAATTGGTTCTACATAAACTATGACACTATTCTTACCACGTTTAACTATTGCTAAAGACTTTGCTAAAATACCATCACACGCATAACCCATTGAACTACGCACATTAAATATTCGTGGTATATCTGTTTTCCATTTCGTTTGTATTTTTTCTTCTGCTTTTGAGAATGCTTCCTTTGTAATATCATTCTCTAAATATTTATTTAAATCAGTTATGCGTTTTTTAACTCCACCAACTCTTGTGGAATTAACTTGTATCCGTGCCATAATAATTACTCTGTAAAAACTGAATTCAAATTAACTGCTGCCACTGGATAAGACTTCTCTTCTCTTGAGGAATCTACAGACAAGTCATCATTGATTTTAAGATTTGTCATCTGCCTAATAAAAGCCAATGACATTTTACGAAGCACATCAAGTTTAATTAATGATGCTGTTGGAGTTGAACCTAACTGGCGTTCTACAAGTGATGTATAATTAATATATGTAAAGTACATTCCAAGTCTAATGATTGCTTTCTTTTCAAAAACTTCATCGGTAAATGTAGCACTTTTAATACTATCAATGAATGCTTCAGCCGCAGTTAAATCAAAATAAATCTGTTCATCTGTACAAAAATCTGCTGGCAAATCTGACAGACCAACTTGCACATCTAAAATAAGTTCCGCTATATTTATTGTCATAACAACTCCTCTCGATTCGGTTATCACCAATACGAAGAAAAAAAAGTTAACTGTAGACTTACGCCACACCAGTTAACTTTGAAATATAATTAGAAGTAGCAACAGATGCAGACGTGGGAATAACCACAGTCTTAAAGTACTGCGTAACGATATAACCGTCACCAACACCTTCCATACGGTACTGCTCCGCGCCCGGAATCTTCGAGCCATCGTGAGTAAACAGAGTGCCCATGCGCTGTGTGTTCACAGTTGCAAGTGCAGTTGTAGTTAACTGACGAGTAGGGAACAGGCCGATGCTGTACTCCTTCTTAACCCACGAGCGTAAGGATTCCTGAACATCACCAATCTGAAGAGGCTTCCCCATGTGCCCGAAGAGGGCTGCCGGATAGAAGAAACTAATCTGATTGATTTCGGAATCGGTGATAGTCGTGTTAGCAAGGATCTTACCAATTGCATTTGCAATGTCGGTTGCCGGGTCTGCTCCAGCAGAGGCCCACGTTGCAGTTGCGGCAGTTGTCTGACCTGCACCAGCAGAGAGAGCAGTGAATGCTTCAGTGTCTTTCTTCCATGCAAGACCTGCGGCTGCGCCATCAAGAGAAATCTGCATCTGCGAGTTCTGAATCTGACGTGCTTTAGTCTCATCGGTAAGGAACACAGGGATCTGATATTTCTTCATGCTGCCTGAAATCTCGAAGGTCGGCATGTTCTTAATGCCAGCGCGTGCACCTTCTGCGACTTCCTCGGCCTCAAGATACCACGATTCGGGAATGACAAACTTATAGTCAAGCCCACCGAGACCTTGCTGCGGGACAGCCTTGGATGCGAGCAGCATCTCGTCTGCTTTCTGATAGACAATCTGCTTAATGATATTTTCAATTGAAATATCTGCGTCAGAGGTAGTTACACCAAAATTATGTTTTTCCATTTCAATCACCTTACGAAGCCGCCGTATACTGTTTCACAAGTACCTTGATATGCTTGGTTGCTGCGGATGCACCATCATTCTGTGCAGCAGCCTCAAGTGCAATACCAACAATCTCTCCGGCTGCACTCTTTAAATTAACCTCACCAATGGCTACAGTTTCAAGAGCATCACCAATTGCGATTGCCGCATTAGTTGCAATTAAACACATCTCAACTACATTACCATTAATAAGAGGAAGCACTGCAACCTGAACGTCTGCAACTGCTGTCCCTGCGAGATTCTCACTAGACTTCATTGCGTAACCATCAGGACGCTCTCCTGCGCCACAAAGTTCCATCTCATTCGCTACTGTGTTTTTCTTAAGCAGAATACCAGCATACTTAACTGCTGTATTCATGTTATATGATACACCGGGGGACTGTACCCCTGCAATAAATCCGCCTGCCATATTAGTTCACCTTTAAATATTTCATATATTGATTACCAATACCATTGGCTTTCATAAGTTCTTCCATCTTATTAACACCCGGAGCAACTGACGCGGGAGTAATAATAGTTCCCGGAGGAGTTGTTACTGGAGTTTTCTTTAATACATTTTCCTTGACCGAAGTAAGTACAGAGATGCGCTGTTCTGCTGCGAGATCGGCACCAATCTTGTCTGGTTCATTTAGTCCCATGCCACGAAGTTCACCAACAATTGCGTTTGCCTTTTCCGAGAGTAATGCTTCATATTTTGTTTTGAATTCATCATTCGCGGGCACGACTACTGGAGCCGCAACGGGAGGCATAACAACTGGAGGAGTAACTGTGAGCGCAGGTGTAGGAACAACTGGTACTGCCACAGGAGCCACTGCTACTGCTTCAAACGATGCAAGTTTTTCTTTCAGGATTTTAATCTCTGCTGAAAAATCCGCCTTAACCTTCTCAAAATCTTCTGTGCTAAAACTAGTTACAACTGTTTCAGTCACAGGAACAAAGGCATAGGTTCCATCAGGATTAGATTTCATTGTATAATTTACCATTATATTACCATCCTCAAACATTTTCGGAGGCTCTTTCTTAAACTCTTCATAGTGAGCCTTCAAATGATTGTATACGCTTTTCTTGTCTGTTGTCGGTATATTAGCCTGATTCAATCGAGCCATAGCATTACTTACCGCGCTCCAGACAACAGCATGACTTTTAGGATCATGATGAGGAAATTTCAAATCTCCGAAACTTTCTGGAGGCATGTTCTTTGCATAAGCACAATGCCCTGCAATAGAACGCTTTTCTGTATTGCTCAAATCAGCCCAAGAAGTCTTAGTATAATCTTCAAGCACTGGTTTGCTCCATGCCTTGTCAGTTTTACTATAAGACCATGGATGTGAGGGCGCACTGAAAGCAACCATCTCTGTCTTTACTCTAGTACCACTGATAGCAGGATTGCGAACAAACGCATCACCTGTGATAATGCCACTTACAAACTTGCCGTCCTCATCTTTTTCAAATTCAATCTCTGGTGAGAAAGAATTAAAACCATCAGATATAATGCGTTGCTGTTTAGT